TATGCCCCCCATGCCCACAATGCCCCTAATAAGAGGGCCAAAAACCAAAGCCAAACCGCCAAACCAAACCCCAAAAACCGCGCATTGGTCCCAAATTGAAACCGCCCCGCGCCTATCATGTCCGCGCATTGGTCCGCGCCTAATTAGGCAAACTGGACCCAAAATCCAATTTGAAGTGAGCACCAACTAACTTAGCAAACCCAAAAAATCCCGGCGCATGGGCCGGGAATGCTTAGGTTTATCGGGTTATGTCAGGGGCCAAAATAGTTCAATCGGGACCCGGCGGGTATACATGCGGTTTTTGTTTTTGGAATTCAACAAAACAAGGTCAACGGTTTGCATGTCCCAATAACCGTCTAATTCGTAATACCGGGGCGGGTTCCGGGTATCGTCTAAGCAAACCCCTATAGACCCGCATTCTAGCGGCGCATTGGTTATAAATTCAATCCATTGCGCCCGTTCTATGTTTTCAATTTCCAATTGTTTACATTGTCCCATGTTAAAAATTCCCTTCTATTTTTTCGCCGCAATCACAAACAAGCAAGCTTGCATCAATTAAAAAATCGTCAATTGCGCTGCAAGTGTCGCGGATTGCCCATGTTGGGATTGCTTCGTCCGTTTTGCAAGCAATATGCAAAACCCGGACAATGCCCAAACATTGGTCTATTTTGTTATGAAGGATTGCCAATTTTTGGTCTAATTCTATAAATTCTGATTTTTTCATTGTTTGCCTCTTTTATTCTGCTATTAATTTTTGATAACTATCGTCAATTTCACAATCGGACCATGCATTAAAACCGCCCTTCGCAAAAAATGCGGTTATATCGTCAATCCATTGGTCCCCATTGTGAACCGCCCATTCAATCTCATTTTTTGTTAGTGCTAGAATTTTTTGTTCGCGTGTCATGTTTGCCCCTTAAATTTTTACAATTGGAATAATTTTCCGCGCCGTTTCATTGGTAAGCTTTGCACGGGTCCCATGCGCCCGAAAACCTACAATGACCGCCCGGTTGACCCGTTGACACAATCCGCAATTGGCGCATGTCACATCGTCATGTGTTTGCGCGGGGCAAACAACAATAGGACGGCCCGCCGGGGTTTGTGTTCTTTCCGGCGTATCACTGGGGACAATGCAAACAACGGGACCCGCGCCGGTTTCCGCTAATTCGTCCGCATGCCCTGCATGGTCCGCGCTCAAATTGACCGTGAAACCCCATGCATTGGCATGTTTAACCCATTGCAGCGCGTCCGGTGAATGTTTGTGGGTATAAGTGAAACCCCGTTTCCCGGTGTTTGCAGCCACTAATTGACCCAGCAAAACAGGATCAACGGTTTCATTTTCGCCGGGTAGGTCCCCCGCTACATTGTGCCGCCACAATTGACCGGCGGGTAATCCGCTAATGTTTAACAATAGGTCCCCCCAGTCCCCGCCGCGCATTGGGACCTTGTCCCATGTCATGCGGACAAAATAATCCTCCGCATAACAATCAGAACGGTAATGGGGGCATGAGAGGGGGCATGTTGACCGCTCCGAATAAGTAACGGGAATTGGCCCCGTTTTGCTATTGCTTGAAACCGGCACAAAATGGACCCGCAAACCGTATGCAACGGGGGACATTATGAAATTGTTTTGTTTTGTCATGTTTTGTTTACTTTCATTCGCTCATTAATATTTTTTTCAATTCGGGAATTGTTTTCCCAGTGATTGCGGACAATTCGCGCAATGTCATGTTTAATTTGCGCCCGTATAGGTCCCGTATTTGTTCATTCGTCATTGTTTCCCCTTAAATGTTGACAATTTCACATTGGCTAATTTGTCGCGCATTGGCCCGGTAAGTTGACCGGACCGTTGACCCAATAGCCCCCAATAATTGGACATGCCAACCACGGCGCGGACCGGCGGGGGCCAATAGTTTAAATTCGGCCCCATTGGGGGAAAATTTGACAATGTCCCCGGGTTTTACAATTGTTTTTGTTTTGCGTTTTGCTGCAATATGGGCGCGACATTTTGCCCGCCAATTAAGGGCCGATTCGGACGCATTGGGGGCCAATTTGTCTAATTGGTCTAATAGACGGGCGGGCATGTCATAGTAAAACGGCCCGCAATCCTCTGACATGTCCTTATAAATAAACTCACCCCGGCGGCGGTTTATTAGCCAAACCAAACCGTAAAACAACGGGTTTTCATTCGGGCGGTCAATTCGTGCTATTGCATACCAAACATTTCCCCTAGTAGATTGGTCAATCACGGAAAATTGGATTATTCCCGGATTGTTTGCGGAAAATTCGCGGGTACAAATTGCGCCGATTGTTTCCCCGGTGTCATGTATAGCGGTGCGTCCCATAATTTCCCCTTTTTAAAATGAGCGGTCCGAACCGTGTTCTACGGTTGGCACAAAAAAATATTCGTCCCCAAATTGACCGTAAACCATGCGGTTTGACCATTTCAATTTGTCGCGCAATTGTTTTGCAGCTTCGCAGTGATTCCGGTCCCGGTCTAATTCGTGCCGATACCCCATAACATGCCGAATTTTGCCCCCGGCGCATGACGCGACAATTCGCGCCCCTTTTGTATCGGTGCATGATAAAAATTTGGTTTTAATTGCTTGCATGGTTTCCCCCTTAAAAAAATAAACAATCAAAATAGGCCAATGCGCCTATAGTCAACAATGCGCCAAAAAAAATAGCGCAGCATATATCTGCAATAGTGAATTGAAATTCAGTCATTTTTTGCCCCTTATTCGGTGAACCAAACCGCGCCAACCGTTAGAACGGTAACAATGCCCATAACTAACGCGGAAACAATGTTTCCAGAGTGAATAGACGCAATTTCAAGCATTGCGCCAATGAGAATAAAACCAATTGAACCGATAAATTTAACAATCATTTTTTGCCCCTTGTTTTGCATTGGACCCCCCAATGCATGCTTGCATATTACAGTAAAAATCTGGGGATAACAATGGCATGCAATTAAATATTTGCAATTATGCAAATTTTGCATAACATGCGGACCATGCCAACAATGCCCCCGTCCCAATGCGCCGCTTATCATTGCAAAGCCCAAACAATCCGGGGGTCTATATATTGCGGGGACCATGCGCCGGTAAGAACGGAACAAACCGAACGGCGCAGCATGGACCGCGCATATAAGACAAGGGCATGGGAAATCATTCGCATGGGCCAATTGACCCGCGCCCCCTTATGCGCCGCATGCATGGGCCGGGGGGTTATTAATAGCGGGGACCATGTAGACCATGTTTTCCCTTGGAAACTATTCGGCCCGAATGCTTTCCGGTTTAATTTGTTTCAAACACTATGCGCCCCATGTCATGCAAGCAAGGGCGCATTAGAACGGCGGGGCATTTTTAGACACTATGCGGACCCGGTCCCCGTTGACTATTCGGGCGCAGATTATCCCGGCGCAATCCCCCGTTAACCGTTAGCACGGGCAAACAATGCCCCCCATGCCCCTATTGCGCCCAATTGGGGGCGGTTTACATCATGCCCCCCCTCATTGGCCCCCCAATGGCCCCGCATTCGCTGCAATCAATTGCACGGGGTCACAATATGCATACCCCCCCATGTATTAAGTACTGCATTAGTACTCACAAAATGCATGCATCATGCATAAAATGTTGCGCCAATGCAACAAACTATGCGTTTTGTGCATAGATTACAACAAAAATGCCATTTTAAGAACTAAAAAGTACGCATTTCCCACGGGAGCAGGCGCGGGGTCAATTGCGTAGCAGTACAAAGTCAGTAGGGGGTGTACGCATGGGCGCAGTTGTGCTACTCTACTCAAATCGTCTTGGACACGCAGACGCTAAAGCGAGGTGGGCCTTGGTGGAATCCCAAGGGCTAATTTACAAGACAGAAAGAACTTATGGCTAAAAAACCCAGACATATTTTGCAATATTTGGAAGACCCAAACAGTTGGGACAAGTCAGCTTTTGAAACTGCCATCCGTGCAGAAGTAGAAGGCAGCACAGGTGCGCTCACTGCAAGCGATGAGTTCCTGATTGGCTCATTGGTCATCACTGTGGACAGCTTACTGACAGCCGAAATCAACATTCGGGAATTGGGGCATCTTTACTCATACAACTCAGGGGAAGCCGCCAGCCCTTGGTACAAGATTCGCACTGAGATGGCTGACAAAGCTATCAAGATGCTTGCAGAACTTGGGCTTGTTGCCCGTGGCAGACCTAAATTAAGCAAGAAAGCCAGCGACATCGATGAGCTATTCGCCACTGCTTGAGCCAGCGTTTCAGTACGCAATCAGCGTAGTTCGTGGTGACATAGCAGCATGTGAGGATGTGAAGCTGGGTTGCCAGCGGTTCCTCGATATGGCAGAGCGTAAGGACGCACCCTACGAATTTAAAGCTGAGAAAGCTGAACACATACTGAAGTTTGTCAAATTCTGCCGCCATGTGAAGGGGCCAGATGCTGGCAAACCGATTGAGCTACAGCCATTCCAGATTTTGTTTCTGGCTGGCATTTATGGCTTCCGTGCAAAGAACGACATCAATACTCGCTGGGTGACCGATGTCATGTTGTTTGTGCCTAGGAAGTCTGGCAAGACTACCATTGCTTCCATCATTGCCCTGTACGAATTGCAGTTTGGCGATGCTGGCGCAGAGGTGTTTACTCTAGCGACTAACCGCGACCAAGCGTCTATCTGCTTTGACTCTTCTAAGGCCATTGTGGAAGGCATGAAGACCGAGCTTGCTGCTAAGTTCATTGTCTACAGAAGTGAGCTAAAGAAAGCTGGCGACTCTACTTCTACCTACCGCGCCCTATCCAGAGAAAACAGGAAAACGGGTGATGGTAAAAACCCTAGTGTGGCGATGGTGGACGAAGCAGCGCAGATTATTGAGAGGTCATCTATTGAGGTCCTGCACTCAGGTATGGGTGCTAGGAAGAACCCTTTGAGGATGTACCTGACCACT